AGATAATGAAGGATTGTGGCATAGGTTCTACTCATGTAATTACTATGTTAGGTAATAACATGATTAAAAGATGGGGTATATGGACACCATACTTCACTATACTACTTAGTAAGATATACCCAATAGAACAGATATACCATAACCACGAAGGTAACTTTGTATCTTTCTTACTAAAAGGTAGTTACCGGGAAGACGTAGAAGTAGCAGGACTTGTTACTACTAGGCACTCTAGGTTTATTAATGTAGTAAGAAGTGACGAGTATCATAGAGTACATTGTGATGAGCCTGTTTGGACATTACTCTTTATGGGTAAGAAACAGCAAGACGTTACAGCTAAGTGGCGAGATAAAGTTTATCCTTACACTAGACTAACAAAGAGATATAAGTAATGGCAGCTAAAAAGAAAGACCCAAGACTAGCAAGGGCTGGTGTATCAGGTTACAACAAGCCTAAACGTACACCTAACCACCCTAAGAAGTCACACGTAGTAGTAGCCAAAGAAGGCGACAAGATTAAGACCATTCGTTTTGGTGAGCAAGGAGCTAGTACAGCAGGTAAACCTAAAGCTGGTGAGTCTGACCGCATGAAGGCTAAACGTAAATCATTTAAAGCAAGACACGCAAAGAACATAGCTAAAGGTAAGATGTCAGCAGCTTACTGGGCTAACAAATCCAAATGGTAATACTTTACATTACCACCAAAATATGGTATAATATTCTATGACTTACTTAGAAGTAGTAAACAATATATTAAAACGGTTAAGAGAACGAACGGTAGCTACGGTTAATGAGTCTACTTACTCATCGTTAATTGCTGTACTTGTTAATGACGCTAAGGAGTCAGTAGAAACTGCTTGGAGTTGGTCAGCACTACGTAACACTTTAACAGTAACTACATCGTCAACTGTGTTTAACTATGAGTTAAATGGTACGCTTAGTAGACTTACCACACTCGATGTTATTAACGACACTGATGATGTATTCATGAAGCACAAAAGCTCACATCACTTTAATGAATTATTCTTAAACAGTACACCACAAACAGGCTCACCGTACTACTATAACTTTAATGGTATCAGTGCAGATGGTGACACGTTAGTAGATGTGTACCCAATACCTGATGGTGTATATGAGCTAAGATTTAACGTAGTCCAACGTACAGGTGATTTGTCTGATGATTCAGATACTATCCTTATACCTACTAAGCCTATTGAGTTATTAGCCTACGCTATGGCCGTAGAGGAACGTGGCGAAGATGGTGGTATTAATCCTGTGTCTGCTTATGCTAGAGCTACTACGTCATTAAATGACTTTATTAGTTTAGACGCTGCCAAGTATCCAGAGGAGACTATCTGGTATGAAAGCTAGAACAGTACTAGTAGAGAACTTACCTACTACTAACGCAGTGCTTTATACAGTGCCAGACAACGTTAGAGCTAAGTGGATACTAGCTTTTGTGTCTAATGGTACAGGTTCTACAATTAGTGACGTGCATCTTAAGATTGAAAACGATGAAACTATTACTGTATTAGGTTCTAAGTCTTTAGGCTCTGGAGACTTTGTGCAATTAAAGCAAGATGGTGGCTATGTAATGCTGGAATCTGGTTATAGTATTACAGGTGATGCAGGTTCTACAGGCGTATCTTGTATCCTAACCTTTGAAGAAACACCTTACCTAGTGAGTACAGTGTAATGGCTAAACCTTTAGTAACAGCATCACTAGTAGCTCCCGCTTTCTTAGGTTTAAATACCCAAGAGAGTAGTGTAGCTAATAATCCTAGCTTTGCACTAGAGGCTAACAACTGCATCATTGATGAGTTTGGTAGACTAGGCGCACGTAAAGGCTGGCTGTATCGTACTAGCTCAGGTGGTACTAGCACTAACCTTTTGGGTATGCACCCATTCTTAGATATAGTTGGTACTAACACATTAGTATCATGGAGTGCTACTAAGTTTTACACAGGACTATCTACATTAACGGAACGTACACCAACTACCACTGATACTATTACTGCTGGTAACTGGTCTAGTGCTACGTTAAACGACAGAGCCTACTTCTTTCAACGTGGTTACAAACCACTGTATTACACTAACGAAACTACACCAAACGAATTTAAGTCAATAGACCAACATGCTGACTACACTGGTACAGCACCAGCAGCAGATATTGTTATGTCTGCCTTTGGTCGTCTATGGGCTGCTGATACTACAAATAACAAGACTACAGTCTACTTTAGTAACTTACTAAATGGCGCACAGTGGAATACAGGCAGTGCTGGCACACTAAACATTAGTGGCATACTACCTAAAGGCCAAGATATTATTACTGGCTTAGGTGAGCATAACGGTAGGCTAATTGTATTCTGTAAAAACCATATTATTATTTTTGCTGACGCTGATAGTTTTCAAGCCAGCTTTGATGTAAATACTTTACAGTTAGTGGAAGTAATTAGTGGTATGGGTTGTATCGCTCGTGACAGTATACAAAACACAGGTGATGATATTATCTTTTTATCGGCTACTGGTTTACGTTCACTAGGACGTACTGTCCAAGAGAAGTCACAGCCAATGAATGATTTGTCTAAGAATGTACGAGATACATTTATGGACATTGTAAACAGGGAAAGTAATTCAAGTTTAATTAAGTCTTGCTACTTCCCGGAGGCAGCATTTTACTTAATTAGTTTACCAGAGGCTAAAGAGATATTTGTATTTGATACTCGTGGTACATTAGAAGATGCTTCATTACGTTGCACTACTTGGAATAACTTAGACCATACTGACTACGTGTATGACGCTACATCTAAGACGATGTACGTAACACAAGTTAATGGTATTGCAGAGTACGAAGGCTATAACGATAACGGCAGTAGCTATCTGATGTCCTACTTTACTAACCACTTTGACTTTGACCAACCTAACATTAACAAGTTATTAAAACGTGCGGCAGTTACAGCTATTGGTAGTTCAACCCAAGCATTTACTTTAAAGTGTGGTTTTGACTACACTACTAACTACTTTAGCTTTTCATTTACTTTAAGCCAATCAGATGTATCTGAGTATGGAGTAGCTGAGTACGGAGCTAATGCAGCAACTGTAGCTGAATACAAGTCAGGAATAGCACTAGAAAGACTAGACCAATCAGTAGCAGGTACAGGCTCAATAGTACAACTAGGTATTGAAACAACAATCGATGGCGCATTACTAAGCGTCCAAAAACTAGACGTTTACGCTAAACAAGGTAGGATTATTTAATGAGTAACTATTCTAAAACCACAGACTTTGCAGCTAAAGATGCACTGGCTACTGGTAACGCTAACAAGATTGTCAAAGGTACAGAGATTGATGACGAGTTTGATTCGATACAGGTAGCTGTAAACTCTAAAGCAGATAAAAATAATGCTGCACTTACAGGTACACCAACTGCACCTACAGCTAGTTTTGGTACGGACAGTACACAACTATCTACCACTGCTTTCGTACAAGCTGCTATGGCTGCGGTATACCCAGTGGGTTCTATCTACAGTAACGCTGCTGTATCCACTAACCCAGCTACTTTACTAGGCTTTGGCACATGGGCAGCTTACGCTGCTGGTCGCGTACTAGTAGGTTTAGATAGTGGTAACGCAGCATTTGATACACTAGAAGAAACTGGTGGTAGTGCTAACCAAGCTAACCTAGCTCACACTCATAGCTTTAGTGCTACTACAGGAGCAGAAGGAGCGCACACTCACTTCTCTCATAATGGCGATGCTAGTGGTGAAACTATGACTGATAGTAACTACCCTGCTAGAAACTACGACCCCGGCTCGCGTTCAGCTACAGTCAATACTGCATCTGACACTGTTGCAATTAATGGTTTAACAAGTGAAGCACCTACTCATACTCACAGTGTGTCTGGTACTACAGGTAGTCAAGGTACTGGTGATGGTACTAACGCTAACTTACAACCATACATTACAGTATATATGTGGAAGCGCACAGCTTAATGAAAACTGTAGCTAAAACAAATAGATTTAATATGAGTTTAGAAGAAGTGAATGGCAAACAATTTATACATTGCACAGTTTATAACTGGAGCAAGACTACAAAGAAACAAATAGCTAAAGAAGTAAATAAATTAATTAATAAATATAAGATTTTATATGTACTTCGTAATGTTGAAAATAACGAAAGACCAAGTGAGAGGTTTTTAGAAATGTACGGTTTTAATTATTATAAAACTATAGAGTGTCTTGACGGTGTGGATAGACCTGTATGGATTAAGGAGAGTACGTAATGGGTGGTGTAGTAAAAAGTGTAACAGGCGCGTTGGGCGGTAAAGCCCCTAAAGCAGCAACGCAAAATCCAAATGCTTTTATGAAGCCTTTTGGTTTTACTAGTCCTCTGTACGATACGCAAATTAGTATTGATAAAGACCAAAGTAATTTTGGTATAGAAAATACTGGCGACCCTAGATTAGCTGGCATAATGAATAGACAGCTAGATGCTGTTGACCCATTGCTACAGCTACAGCTACAAGAGCTACAGAACCGACCTGCTGATTTTAATTATAACTTTGACCCTGCACAGGCTACGCAAAGTTATTTTAATGCAGGCATGGACGTACTAAATCCAGTGTTTGCACAACAACAAAATCAACTACAGAATAACTTATTCGGCTCAGGTCGCATGGGTCTAATGCTATCTGGTGATGCAGCAGGGGCTGGCACAGGTGGAGGCATGGTTAATCCTGATGCCTTTGGTTTAGCAAAAGGGCAAGGCCAAGCAATGACTGACCTGTACTCTGGGTCTAGGGCTGCTGCCATGCAAGAAGGCAATCAGTTGTTTAATCAATCCTTATCTGCTTTCCAACAAAACGAAGCTAACCGACAAAACTACCTCCAGCAATTAGGTGTTGGTCAGTCTGGTATGTTAAATCAAGCATTAGGTTTAGATGAACAAAGTCGTAACGCTGCACTAGCTGCCTTAAAAATGGAACAAATCCGTGGTGGCATGGTTTCTGGTACACCTTACGGTGGTGGTACTGCTGGGACTAAAGGGTTACTACAGGCTGGTGCGGAGGCGTACCTAGCGAGTGGTGGGGGTTTTAGCAATCCGTTCGCAAGTGCGGGCGGACATGTAGGAAACACCACTTTTAACGCTAACGACTACGGCGTATATGGTAAAGACCCTAGAGTTATACGATAAGGAAAAATAATGGCACAAAATATACCAAGTTTATTACAAACCGCACAGCAGCAATACTCACAGGGTACTTCTGCTCCTACTACTGCCCCTTTACAAACAGAGCAAGTAGAAGATGGCTCGTCTCTGGGGGTTTTAAAAGGCATGATGTCTAAAGGTGGGGCTGCTCAAAAATTAGCACAACAACGTACCTTAGAAAATCAAAAGGGGTTGCAAAAGCTATTATCCGAAACTGACACTGGTTTTCAAGGTTTGTTGCAGACCTTAGCTATTGGTGCTGGTAGTAAACTAGGTCAAATGTCAAAGGAAAAAAGTCCTGATGACGAGATGCTTAGGGCACAGGGTATTGATAGTGTACTTTCGGAACTAGAATCAGTTAAAGACACTGATGATGCTTCGTCATACTATACGTTAGCTAATAAATTCTTTAGCTTGGACGACTTTGAAAGAGGTGGTGCTATGTTACAGATAGCAAAATCTAAAGAAGAAGCAGCAGAAAGAGCAAAGAAAGGCAAAGGAGGTGTTACTTTGGCAGACGGCGCGATATTAGTTGACCAAGAAACGGGTGAGCTAATAGCAGAAAACCCCAAAGATAATAAACCTAACTCTTATGGGGCTTGGTTTACATCACTGAATGTGAATAGCGAAGATTACACGCCAGAAAGTCTGAAAAATACTAGGAAGCTTTTTAATGAAGGCAATGTTAATGATGCTTTTGATGCCTTAATGGACGGCAAGATAGCACCTTCAGACGTAAAAGGTAGAGAGAAAGCTATAGAATTAGCGCAGATTAGTGCTAAAGATAGAGCAAAACAATTCCAATTAAGTACAACACAGTACCAAGAAGTTAAAGAGGCTATAAAATTATTTGAAGAAGGCAAGTTAAAAACTGGCTTGGGTGCAGGTGCTATAAATCAAGCTAAAAGAATTCTTGATGTATTAGGCGTTGAGACTGTAGGTCTAGACAAAGCACAATACTTTGAATCTATTACAAACAAAATGGCACTTATACTGCGTAATCCTGATAGTGGTCTTGGTCTAACTGGTTCTACTTCAAACAAGGATTTAAATTTCTTAAAAGCTTCCGTTCCGGGGTTATCAAAAACTGCAGAAGGTAACATGCTTATTTTAAGAGCATATGAAAAAGTACATAACTATAAAAAAGCCATCAATGACGAGCAAGTAAGACTTATTGA